TGCTTGATCAATATCCATCTCTTTTGCTATTAATAAAGCTTCTACTTCGTTTTCTATGATTTCAAGTTCGTCTTGCGCCTCAACATTAGGATCAAACTCTTGATAAACTTTATTTCTGGAAGGATGATATAAAGAAAGTAATTTTTGTAATGTTTGTTTATTTTTTGGAACGACTAAAATACCGTCTTCAAAAACAATATGTCCTAATCTTGCATTTCCTTTGAATTCATCAACAAAAGGTGTTTTTTGATTTATAGTGTATTTTAATTCTCTTTCAAATCCTTTTTCTTCATCAAACCAAAATATATTTTTTGATTTAATAGTAAAGGTTAATGGTGATAGATCATTTTTTAATAAGTAAGTTCTATCTTTTACTTCCCAAGTATTTGTATTTTTTGACATGATATGATAATATTAAATAGATAAAAAATGTAAGAGTTTACCCCCGTTGATTGAACGAGGGTAAATCTTACTTAATTAATTATGCAAAGTCACCAAACAATACGAAGTTATTCGCAGCTTGAGTTACTAAACATCTTTCAGATAGATAGTGTACTTCCATCTTATCAAAACCAGAAGTTGAAGCTCCTCCAACAGATCCAGTGATCCAAGATTTCATTTTTCTATCATCAGCTTCAGAAGCACGGTAACGTACGTGTAGGAATGGTCTTTTAAGGTTTTTACCAAGAATTTGGTCATAAACAGTAGAAGTTCCTGCAGGTACTAATACACCTGTAACATCTCCAGCGATTGCTCCACGAGTAGCAGCATCATTTAAGTATTTCCAGTCAGTTTTGTAGAAATCATAAGAACCTCTACGGAAACCGCTAAATCCTAAATTAAGCGCCATATCCTCACTGTTGTTAAATACTCCGTAAGAAGTACCTCCAGCACCGTAAGAATTCTGAGCAGCTAGCATGTCATCAATGTTCAAAGAAAGATCACGATTTAAGAAAAGTACGTTTTCTTCAATAGCACCTTGCTTATCAAGTTTCTTAAGCATGTTATCAAAATCAGCTAAATCATCTGCAGCAGAAGAACCATTAATACCATCTTCATGGATGTGTCCTCTATCAGTAATCGCAGCAAAAAGCCCTTCAGAACCAGCAATTGTAGAAGTAGAAGTATTAATATTCTTTTCTGCTTCAACTAAAGCCATTTCAGTATAGTCTTCAAAACGTGAACGAGTTTCTCCTTCAGCTTTGATATACCATAAGTATCCAGACTCACCAGACTCACCAGTTACTTCAACCCATCCAATTTGAGAAGCATCAGATCCAGAGATTTCATACTTATCTTTTAAGATAATAGGATTGTTAGTATAAGACTGGAAGCTAGGAGTTACTGATTCACTCATTGTATCAGTACCTTTTGCAAATTCAGAACCGTATACAAATAAAGAAACAGCACCTGCAGTTACACCAGCAGCAACACAACCAGTATCACTTGTATAACAGTTAACAGTAATAGCTGCAGCAGCAATTGCAGAAACATAAGCTTTAACAGCTGGTCCTGCACCGTCAGAAATAACAACTGTTTGACCAACGCGGATTGCGTGACCTGTAAGACCTGTTATTTCATTTGTTTTGTTAGTATCAGTACCTAGAGTACCTGTGTAAGAAAGGTGTAGTCTTCCTTGCTCTGACCAAATAACTTGATCTGAACTCATAGGCATTTCAGCGCCTACCATTTTTAGAAATCCACCAACTGTTCTGTCACCAAATTTTTCAACTTCAGCTTCATATAGATCTGGTAGATATTGTTGTGCCCATCCTGCAGTTCCTGCAGCGGTAAAGTCAACGTAGTTAGTTGACAAAGTTTGTTTTACTGGAGCTGGAGTTGTAGTTCCGCCCCCTAAAGTAATAGCCATTTTAAATTTTTTTTAAAGTTATCTTTTTATTTTTACTCTTAATTTTGAACTATCATTTCCACTAATTGCTCTTACTTTTAATCCTCCGGCATCAACATAGCCACTTGCATTTTTTCTTGGATCCATATTAATATTCTTAGATTCCATTTCTAATTGCTTAATAGCATCTGCTTTACCTTGCTCATAAAAGTGATTAGCAATTTTGTCAGAATTTTTAGCAGCAAATAAAGCTTTGTGATAAGTAGAAGGATCTGTAAGCATGCCTTTGTCATCTAGGTAACTACCTAAGAAACTAGCAATGTCGCTCTGGGATTCTTTTACTTGGTTCACATCATTTACTTTAAACCTATACTTGTTATTTCCAACTTTAAAATCAAAACCTTTGAATTCATCGCTAAAAAAAGAATTAGTTTTTTCAGTAAAATTATTTGCTTGTGTTTGTTGCTGAGCAGTTAGTTTAGACTGCTCTTCTTTATAAGCGTTGTAAAATTCAATTGCTTCTTTTTGTTCTGGGGCTAACTTAGAACTCAACTTGACTTCTTCGTAATATTTGCCTTTTAAACCTTCAAGAAAGCTCTTAGCTTTTACAATCTCTTCTTTATAAGCTAATTTTTTTCTTCTGATTTCTCTGTCATCATCAACTTCTTCATCAAAAGAAAAATTATCTTCAATTAAAAAATTAACCTCATCATTATCTAAATGAGATTTTGTTTGTTTATAGTACTCTTTTAACAATGTATTTTCGTCTACATTTGAATAATCAGCATTCAACCTAACGTAATCTTCTAAACTACCGCCAGTTTCTTCCATAAACTCAACTACCTTCTGTATATTTTCAGGTAGCTCAATATTATTTTCTTTAGTTTCTTCAACCTGCACTTCTTCTTTTACTTCAGCAACAGGCTCTTCGTTTTCTTTTTCTTCTACAGGATCGTCTTCTATTAACTCTAAGACTGATTCTTCTTCTTGTTGGGTAGGTTCTTCGGTACTCCGTACTTCCTCTTCCACTTTTTTGCTAGCTTCGGATTCGTCGCGAACAGGAACCTCATCTGTGCTTTGCTCTTGAACGGCATCTTTTTCTTCTGTTTTAGGTGGTTTAGATAAATCAACTTTATAAGTTGTATCTTCTGATTTTGTATCAACTCCTGCGTTTTCTAATACTGTTTCTTCTTTTTCTGCAGCACTAGGGTTCTCGTCTTCGACTAAATTAACTTTGTAGTCTTCCATAATAAAATTTTATATAATAGTTTAAAAATATGCTATCTAGGCTCAAATTGCTCTAGACCAAATCCACCTAATGTATCAAAGCCAGATGATTCAAAGTCTTTAGGTGGGGTATTATTTCTTCTTTGATCAATTAATTCAGATTGTTGAGATGCTTGAATTTTAGTTCTTTTATCTTTTCTATCTTCTTTATATTCTTCTTTATTGTTAATCACTTGTAAATCTAGTTCTTTAAGCTGCTTATTAAGCTCAAACTCATATGTCATAAGCTCTTTTTTAGCTAGAACTTCTTGTTGTAATTTTTGTATTTCAAGTTCGTGCTCTGCACTTTTGATTTGTATTTTAGATTGAGATATAGCTTGTTCTTTTTGGACATCTGCTTGAGCAGCAGCTTGTGCAGCTCTTGCATTAGATTCAGATTGCAATGATATGTTTTCTGTTTGCATTTGTCTGTCTTGTGCAGCTTTCTTTTTTCTTCTAAGTTTTAATAACTCATTTGCTAGTTTTAAGTTTTTAATATTTCTAATATCAATAGCATCTTCTAAGAATATTTGTTCTCTTGATAATGCTACTTGAATATTATTTTCTAGCAATTGTTTTTCTTCTTCATCAGGTGCTAAATCTAAGAATATACCAAAGTCATGCAAATGCAATTCTTTTAAATCATCTAAAACACCAACATTATATTTTCCAATGCTTTGTATAAAGTTATTTCTAGTGTTAGAATATTCTAGAACATCGGAAACTCTAAGCGCAACCGCTTCAGCTGTTTTTAAAGTTAAATACAATCCAGCTTGTAATATATGTCTTGTTGCTGTATTTGAATTCGCAGCAGCTAATTTTTGTAAACCTACTAAAGCATTCTTATCTGGTGTGCTACCATCACGTGCTTCATTTAATCCGGTTACATCACGGATCATTTGTAAATAGTAATTATAAGAATTAATTAAACTAGCTATTTTTGCATTAGCTCCAGAAGTTTGTAATTCTTGTATAGGTACTCTACCGTTGTTAAAGTCACCATCTTGTGTCATTGATCTACCAATAACAGATCCAGTTTGGAAATACATATTAAGTGCTTCCTGTGGATTATAATTAGTTCCATTACCTAAATCTATTTCAGCAATACCATCTGCATCTAAGAATACACCGTCTGGCACCATTCTTGATAATACTTGTTGTAACTTCAAATGAGTTAATTGAATCATATCAGCGAACGTAGTCATACGGCCAACTAAAGATTCTATATTACCTTTATAAATTCTAGGTGCAACGATATTATAACTAAAGTGAGCTTTTGTAGTATCAGTTTTAGGTCTAGTCATATTTTCAGCAAGCTGCCATTTCAATGTTTTGTTGTGACCTATAATTTTAGCTCCTTCATATATAACCTCTACAGAACGAGATACTTTTTTAAACCTAGCTTTATTATCTTTTGGAGGATCAAAGCTATCATCTTTTTTAATCGCCTTACTAGCGCCAGAAGCTGTATCCTTTATTTTATATACTTGATTGTTAAAAGTTTTATATTCAAAGTATAAAACATAAACATAAGAGTTATCTGAAGAATCTTGAGCGTTGTGAGATCTGTTATACAACATAACATTACTTCCTTTATCTTCTATCTCTTTTAAATCTTCATCTGTTAATTCAGGATATTGTTTTTTCAATTCAACAAAAGAAACTCTTCTAACTTCACCTACATAATATATATCATCAAAATAAGGTGATTCAGTATAAGAATAAACTAAATCAGCAGGATCTACATAATCTATTTTAATTCCATCAGCAGTGTTAAAGCTATTTTTACATGCCGACATTCCAATAGTTACTGCATCGTAATTTAATCTTCTTTTTAAAAGATCAAATTTATTATGATCAAAAACATTATTTATGGCTTCTTCTTCCGCTACTTCAACAGACTGCTTGTATTCAAGCTGCATGTGTAATTCTAGCTCTTCTTCTGTTTCAGGAAGTTTTTCTTTATCGTTTTCATAAACGTCTATACCTAGTTGAGCTTGTATTTGATCAGATATTTCTCTAGTCTGCATATCTCTAAGCATAGACTCTACATACTCACTTCTTTTCTTTATAGATGCACTATCTTGTGAATAAGCTTTAATATCGTATGATCTATCAGCCATACCATTTACTACAATGTCTACAAACTTAGGTATAATAGGTACAGGCTTCCAGTCTAAATTTAAATAAGACAAATCACCATTAATAGATAATTCATCTTTATATTTTTGAATAGATTGCTCACCTCTAGCATACAATCTTAATCTATGAAAATTATCGCGACTTGCAAAATAACGCATAGTACCTGCGTCTCTTTTAAACCATTCGCTTTCAATTGCCCTAGCTATTTCTAAACCATAAGCTGCACTTCTTTTCTCACCATCTGAAACCGCTTGGCTCGGAAATATACCTTTTGTTTGAGTTTGTAACATTTATTTTATTATTTTTGAAGTATTACCCTGGTTATTGTATTTTTTAAAACCAAAATCCAATACTTTTTTTGTAGTATTTATTTTAGGTTGGTATGAATGTTTATTACAAGCTATAATAGCTAGTCCTGAACTAATCGAAGCATCAAACTTCGTTCTATTATTAATATTAAATTTTGACCAATCGTTTAAGGTGTCATTAAAATATATATTTCCATAATCACCATTTTCCTGTAAACCTACATAACTTTCTATGTATGTTTCAATTGCAGCAGCATGAACTTGTTTTATATCCTCTGACGAGTTAGGCATACCACCAATTTCTTTTTCAGTTACAGATAATTTATTCATTAACTTATCCGGTCTATTCATTGAGTAACCTCTGTAACCTCTTCTTTTTAAATAATATAATAGTCTTGGTTTATTGTTTTCCGCAAGTAAAGGCATTCCATAAAATACTAAAGACATAAGCACATCTTCAAAAAATATTTCAGCCGTTTGCGGTCTAGCTATATATTCTAAAAAAAATGTATTAGGTGGTGCATTTTCCATACTAAATTTAGTAAGTCCGTGCAAAGCACCTTTAGAACCATTACCATCTGTTGTACCTGATATATCATATGAGTCACAACCAAAAGCTCCTACGTGTTCATTACCTGGATGTTTAGCTCCATTCTTTATTATTACACGGTTTTGTAAATTTAAACTAGGTACCCAAGAAATATTAAATCTACCTTCTTTGCTAGGATAGAATATTACTTTAGTATCTTTGATTCCATTTTCCCATTGGAAGTTACCTTTGACCACAGCACCAGTTGCTAAAGTACCATCATTGTAATCTATCTGCTCGTATATCTTTGTTAAATTAAATATACTGTTTTTACTTTCATCTCTAAAGGCATGTTCTTCAGTTCTAGGAAACTGTCTATAGAATTCGTTTAAACCGTTTTTATCATTTTTTAAACCATCCGCTTCATTTTCCCAAAACTCAATTACTCCAATATCAATATACTCTTTATCATTTCCAATGACGGGTTCTGCTGGTGTATCGAATACAGGGTATCCAAAAGAATCAATGTATCCTTCGTAGTTCCATTCCATAGGTATGAACAAACTATATAATCCCGAGCTAGTCTGGCCATTACGATTTCTTTTTGTGACATCTGATGCTTTATATAATTTTTTAAAATTTTCGCCGCCTTTATCTAAAGCATTTGAGGTAGAACCCATCATACATTTACCTATGATTCTGCTACCTAATCTTAATGTTGTTTTCGTTACTCTCCAGTTATTTAATATGTTATCTGGTTTTTCCCATTTACCAGATTCATCATGCACTAATAACCTAAGCTTTTCACCATCGTAACTGTTGTCTCCAGTATTTTTCCAGTCTATTGTCGTATCAAGTCCTTCGAGTATTTTTTCTTCACTGGTTGAGGTGATGGATTTCTTGGTAAGCTTGGACGCTGGGACTCTGTACGCGAGCTCCGATTTCGGCCTATCCATTCCGTCTTGTATTGGTTTAAAGAAGAACGGTAAATTGAGCGATATCGGTACGACTTTATCGGTAAACATCTTTTTAGCATCAGATCCAGATTTGGACAATATCCCGAAGCGTGAGTCTGAAGTAATTGTAGCCTGATTGACGGTTTCACTTGAAGACATGAAACTAAATCCGGATCTACGGTTTTTAAGATAGCACATTCCGTAACAACGTTTGTCCGCTTTGCATGCTTCCCAAAAAATGAAGAACAATCTATTAGCCTCTCTGAAGTCTGGCTTCCCAACATCAATCTTGGTCCACTGCAAGTACATATAGTGAGAACCAGTAACATAAGTAGGTATATCCTTGTTATTGAACCAATATCCTTTTTCGCGTCTGGTAAATTCTTTATCAATATATGCATACCATTTGTTTTTAAATTCTTCAGAGTATTTTTCCCAATCAAAAATAGTTTTAATACTTTTTAATTCTTTAGGATATTCGATTGGTTCCCATTTGTTATTAGTATTCTGAACATCGTTAGCTTTTGGTAATGCTATTTTTAAATTTTGTAATTCATATATTTCACCAATCTTACCAGTCTTACTTATAACAACAACATCATGCTCTTTATCATAACCATACTTCCAAGATTTACTTCTATTAAGTCTATCTATTGTGGTTAATTTAATAGGTTGAACTATTTTTAAAAGCTTTTGTTCGTACATTACTTAGATCTTTTTTCTGCAAACCCACCAAATGATTTTTCTTCTTTTTTAATAGGTTTGTTTTCAAGCATTGCTTTCTCAGCATCTATTCTATTTAATATTTCAAATGC